ATCGATCAGGTAGTAGCATTCAACCTTCAGCGACTTCGCAATGCTGAAGAATCCATGTTTCACCGATTGCAACAAATCCGGGGGAAAGTGAATGGCTGAACATTATGGTCCGCGAACCGCATTTGGTCAGCTTCTTCACGCTACCAAGTACCGCGCGAAGGAGGAGAGGTTCGATGATTATTGTGTTCGATGGTCAAGATCTACAACGGACAACGACAAGGATTTTCGGCGAGCGTTGCGATACACGCGTGATCAGTCATTGCTCCCGGCTGGTAGGCAACAGCATTCGATGGGGCGGCCATACCTGACCACGGCTTACAACTGTTTCGTGGGGGGTCTGATCCCCGACTCGTATGAGGGGATACTTGAAGCCCTGAAATTAGGAGGGATGACGCTCCGCACGGGTGGCGGCGTTGGTTGGAACTTCGATACGTTGCGCCCCGAGGGTGAACCGATCCGGGGGCTTGGGGAAGGCAGCTTCTCCAGTGGTCCGATTAGCTTCATGAAGATTTGGGACGCCAATTGCGAGACGATTCTGACGGCCGGTCATCGGCGCGGAGCGATGATGGCAACGTTCTCGGTACATCATCCCGACATCCTGAAATTTATCAGTGCAAAACGCGGCACGGGTGTATTGAAGAATTTCAATATTAGCATCACCGTGACAGACGAATTTATGGAAGCCTTGGAAAAAGACGGGCTGTACCAACTTAGGTTTGGAGATACGAAATTCGGGGCTGCTCGCGCCGTAGATGTGTGGGCCAAGATTATGGAGTCGAATTGGGATTGGGCGGAACCGGGGATATTGTTTATCGATCGGATCAACGCTCGAAACCCGCTTTATTACTGCGAGAAGATCTACGCTACCAATCCCTGCGCCGAACAGCCATTACCACCAAATGGTGCGTGCCTGCTTGGTAGCTTGAATATCGTCAAGGTGTTGACACCATCACGAGTTGGCAACGTGGTCGAGTTGACCCGGTCGGAAGGATACGGTGTGTCGGTAGACCATCGGATCGTTGACCCTCGTTCTTCGCAGTATGACATCGATTGGGAGTTGTTGGACGATCTGGTTGATACTGCCGTGCGCTGCTTTGACAACGTACCGGAGCGCACAGTCTTCCCGCTGGACGCGCAGCGGGAGGAAGCCCTGGCGAAGCGCCGGATGGGCGTCGGTGTGACAGGCATGGCGAACGCGATCGAGGTGATCGGGCACCGGTATGGCTCGCCAGGGTATATCGCGATGCAGGATCAGATCCTCTCTCGGATTGCCGAGCAGGCGTACCGGACCAGCATCGAATTAGCGAAGGAGAGGGGGAGCTTCCCTCTGTTCGACGCCGACAAGTATCTCGATGGGTGGTTCGTCAATAACTCGTTGAGCGATGAGATCCGTGACGGTATCCGGCGGCACGGGTTGAGGAACGGACTGCTACTCTCGATCGCGCCCACCGGGACGATCTCGATGACGGCTGATAACCTGTCATCCGGGATCGAGCCGCCATACGCGGTAGAGGGTAAGTACACGATCGTCATGCCGGATGGAAAGCAAGTTTTCGATACGGTCGATCATGCGTTTGAGTTCTTTGGGGTCCGGTGCCAGACCGCCAACGAGACAACGGCGGAGCAACACATAGACGTGTTGTGCGCGGCGCAGCGCTGGGTGGACAGTTCGATCAGCAAGACCTGTAACGTTCAAGGGCAAGTGGCAGGGGTAGGACCGGGAGTCCCCTTTTCCGACTTCAAGGAACTCTACATGCGCGCCTATGAGGGCGGTGCGAAAGGATGCACTACTTTTAATTCATCGGGAAAATTACAAGGTGTACGTGAAGTTGTAGAACTGGCTGAACCTTTGAATGAAGGTGTAGCTTGTCGGATCGACGGCACTACGGGTTTACGGACTTGTGACGAATGATAACTCAACGGGATAGTGAGGGACGAATTGTCAATTCAACAGGTCGAGTGCCGTTATACACTGATAAAGTAGAAAAATGGTTTTGCACATCTTGCATGGAATCTAAATCTCGCGGCGAATTCTACATTCGTTCAAATAAGAGCGGCGGATTCCGGCGAGGAACTGCTTGGTGCCGAGGGTGCCATTCTATTTGGGCTTCTCGCCATAACGGCAAAAAGGAGAAGCGGCGTCGATACTGGCTGAATCGTTATAAGGTAGCGAAGGGGTGCGCTAAGTGTGGTTTTAAGGTACACTCTGCTGCGTTAGATTTTTATCATCCAAGTGGCAAAAGTGATGGAGTTGCTGGCATGATGACACACCCATTGCGTCGTCTGTTTGCCGAGATTCGGCTATGTGTTCTCTTGTGTGCGAATTGCCATAGGATCGAACACGCTGCTATTGACGGCACAACCGGCTTGCGTTCGTGTGATTCATGACCCATTTCGAGCAGGTTTTGGCCGAACGCCTCTTTCCGCGAGATTTACCGCAAACCGCGTGGGACAAGTTGCAACGTGAGTTGTCGTTGTGCGGCTTTAAGTTAGTTTCTGCTAAGTCGCAGAACGATGTTTTCGAGTGTCCTGAATGCGGTGACGCGCATCTTGCGTCGTTTCATTGGCCTCCAGCGACAACCGTGTCTGAAACCTCTTCGTAAGATTGTCTGGAAGACAGCGGAGGAGATGGATCGGGACGGCAATAAACGCTGGCAGGATATGGGTAACGGGGTGTTTTGGATGGTAGGTGAATATGACAGCGAAGCCGATTAGCGAGAGAGTCAACCTCGATACCGAATCCCGTGCGATCATCTACCAGGGCGCGTCGGTAAATCAGCTTGGCGAGATCTTCCGCATGAAGACCCCGGATATCGCGCGGAGACTCGGTGATCTTCAACCGGTCGGCGTCGGTCGGCAGAACAATCCGTTATACGAATTGCGTGAGGCTGCTCGCCGGCTGATCCCCATGCCGATCACCCCGGAGATGATCGACTCGTACATGCGTCGGGTGAACGGACGGGATCTGCCGCCGATCCTGAATAAATTGTACTGGGAAGGTAAACTCTCGCGGGACCGATATCTCGAAAGGTCAAACGAGCTATGGTTCACCGAGGATGTCAACCGGGTTGCGTCTGAGTCTTTCCAATCGCTGCGAATGAGTATAATGCTGATACCGGATGTTCTCCGCGAGGAAGGCGATTTCAACGAACGCCAGTTCAGAGTGGTGCAGCGAATCGTTGATGACGCATTAGAGGCTGCCCGTGTTCGACTCGTTACCGATCTCCGAAAACCGGATCAGGCTGGACCCGGACTTACTGAAGAAGACGGGACGCTATAAATCCGTCGCCGACATCTTCATCGACGCCGCCCAGGTTTTCCGGAAGCCGAACCGGCTATCGGTTACCGATGTAGCAGAGCAGTACGTGATGATTAAGCGGCTGGGCGCTAGGTCCGAGCCGTGGAATCGTGAGCGTACCCCCTACATGGTGGAGCCACAAAACTTACTTTCGAGCCGCGAATTGTCGGCCGTGATTTTCGCTGGTCCCGCGCAATCGGGGAAAACGGAATCCCTCGTTCTCAATTTTATCGCCTATTCGGCGATCCAAGACCCGATGGACATGATCCTGTTCAGCCCGACGCAGCAGGCCGCACGGGACTTCTCGGTACGCCGTATCGATCGGCTGAATTTCAACTCGCCGCAGATGAAGGAGCGGCTGCTTCGGAGTCGAAGCGGCGACAACAAACAGGTAAAATTGTACTCATCCGGGATGATCCTGTCGCTGTCCTGGCCAACTGTGAGCGAGATGGCCGGCAAGCCGGCTGGCCGGATCGCCCTCACCGACTACGACCGGATGGATGACAATGTCGGTGACGAAGGGTCACCGTTCGATCTCGCGTACATGCGGACCACCACCTTCGGCTCCCTTGCCATGACAGTGGCCGAGTCGTCCCCGTCCAGGCCAGTGACGGACCCCAGGTGGCTGGCTAGTACCCCGCACGAAGCACCCCCCACCACGGGCATCCTAGCGCTCTACAACCGTGGTGACCGGAGACGCTGGTATTGGCACTGCCTGCGCTGCACCGAGTATTTCGAGGGGCGGTTTACACACCTCAAATGGGATGACCGGGAAAACGCTTTAGATGCGGCTGACACCGTCCGGATGATCTGCCCGAATTGCGGGCACGCCTTGCGCCCTGGCGACCGTACTGACATGCAGGAATATGGTACGTGGCTCAAGGACGGGCAGTCGCTCGACAAACAGGGGAACGTGGTTGGCACTGCGCCGCGCACCCATATCGCGAGCTTCTGGTTAAACGGTGTCGCTGCTGGGTTTCAGAGTTGGCCGCAGCTTGTGGCCAAGTACCTCAACGCCAGACGTGAGTTCGAGGCAACGGGGTCCGAGGAGGCTCTGAAGCAGTTTTACAATAACGATCTGGGTGAACCGTATCGGTCCAAGGCCGAGGAGTTAATGCGGTTGCCGGAAATTCTGCAAGCACGGGCGGAGCCTATGTCGCAGATTCCCGAGAGCGTCCGGTTCTTGGTGGCGGCGGTTGATGTACAGAAGAACGCATTCGTTGTTCAGGTTCATGGTATCGGCCCTGGTGTCCCTTATGACGTAACTATCGTTGACCGCTTTAGCCTTATGAAATCCAACCGGTACGACAACGATGGTGAC